CTTACTAGGATAAGACGCTAGCCCTACTATCATTGTAATGAATCAAGACTAATCCGGTAATGAATACCGGATAGGTAAGGGTGCGGGGTAAGCGCGGAGGGGGGGGTGGGTCAGTGGAGGAGTCTCGACCAATTCGACCTAAAATCGTTTTCAAAGCACTTAATGTTGAATCGAGGATACTGGCCGCAGGTAGGATCAGGAGTAGGGTGTCATAGAGGCGGAGGGAAGTGTAGTTATATTACCACCTACCCGCCCAGCCAAACCGTTAGTTTTAGTACTTTATGGCTATTTGTCAATGGGGTTATTTAACATAATCTGGGATTGGGCATGTTTATTTTAGTGTGTAAGTGCTTACTAACCTGCTAACCCTGATTCTTGTGTTGTGCTATACTGTCTGTATCACTCCCATAACACAGTGGGGTGGGGTATGGTTTATGTATATTATGCTGGTAAGGAATACAAGGGTACGTTCACTGATCGAGGAGTCTTGATTGGCGAGCTTGGTATCATTCTGCCCTACGCTGAGTTAATATCTATGGCGGCGTAGATTTGAGTTGTTAGCGTATGACGCTTGATAGCATAGCTGTACTCATGCAGAAGTTGAAGTTCTGGCAGGTTCTAATGCTTGTCGGCTTTGCTGCGCCCTTGGCTAGTCATTATGGCTGGGGGATTGACATAAACTACGCTGTATTGATCTTTCTCGGATTGACTGGTTGTGCGGTTGTTGTCCGATATTTTCCGCCGCCGGAACCCAAGAAGTTAGAGTCCCCCCCTAAGATTTCAATATCTGCTCAACAGACCGGATTCTGTTCGCAGTTTGTTGATTGGACAGAATTTGCTGAAGCCTCTAAAGAAGTTGGGCCAGAGGACAATAAGAAGTTAAGTGATGTACGAATTAGGGTTAAGGAGTTACGTCTTGAGATTGGCACTGTTCAGGGGTTACTTGACAGAGACTACAAGAACGGTAAACATTATGTACGTTGGCACAAAACTGCTGATGGTACGGACTTTATTCCCTCGGAGTAGCAGTATGACGACAGAATCCATACGTTTGAAGGAAGTATTCACCCCTATTATATCGACGCTCATACTGATTGGCTTGGTGTGGGTTGGCAATACGGTCAATACCAATTCGATCAATATAGGTTTGGTTCAGAAGGACATAGGCTATATCAACCTCAAGTTAGCTGAGTTTAAGAATTTGACTAACGATAGATTCACCGCAACAGAGGCTAAAGAGGCTTTTGCTAAATGTGATCTTGATATTAGCGAGTTGGCGGCGAGGGTACGCGATTTAGAAACCGGTAAATGAAGCTCGACTATCCGCCGAAGTGGAAGCGACGCTTCTATCAGGAACCAGTTTGGGATTATCTCTCTGCTGGTGGGCGTCATGTAGAGCTTATTTGGCATAGACGGGCCGGTAAGGACGAAGTTGCCCTCTATCATACCGCTTGTGAAATGCTTGAGACTCCCGCAAACTACTGGCACATGCTGCCCAAAGGCAACCAGGTTCGTAAGGCTATTTGGGAAGCTGTAAATCCGAGAACAGGAGTACGGCGTGTCGATGAAGTGTTCATACCGGAGTTATTTGAAAAACGGGACACCGACATGCTTGTTAAGTGCAAGCACAACGCTTCCACATGGCAATGTTTGGGGTCAGACAATTTTGAGGGCGCAATCGGGTCAACCCCCAAGGGTATTGTATACTCTGAGTGGGCATTGGCTAACCCTTCAGCGCGAGGCTATCTCAGGCCGATTATTGCTGAAAACAAAGGCTGGCAAATCTTTATAACCACTCCCCGTGGCAAGAATCACGCCTATTCAACGTATAACGCTTCCCTGAAACACCCGCTTCACTTCACCCAAAAGCTCACTGTTCACGATACTGGAATGCTTACTCCTGTTGAATTGATGGAGGAATTGCTTGAGTACGTTTCGACTTATGGTGATGCAATGGGTTTAGCTCTATATGAGCAGGAGTACGAGTGTAGCTGGGATGCAGCGATTATGGGCGCGTACTATTCTGGTGAATTTGCCCGAATGGACAGAGAAGGCAGGATTCATCGTGTTGAACACAATCCTAACTACCCCGTTCACGTTGCAATGGACATTGGACGCAAGGATTCGACGGCTATGTGGTTTTTCCAGAACTACAACGGGAGGGTCTATATCCTTGAGTTTCACATGGATTCCAACCGTGACCCCAAGTATTACATGGGGTTGATCGCCGGTAGGGATTGTCAGGTCAACATTGTTGATGACAGGTGTGAAGTTGAGTGGGGTTCAGCGAATGAGTGGGATCACCATTTAGATTGGGAAATTGGTAACGTATATATGCCTCATGACGCTGCTGCCAAGAACTTTTCGACCCTGAAAACGGCTGAGGAGCAGTTTGCTGCTGGATTTGGCTGGGGGCATGTTGAAATTGTGCCGAAACTGTCATTACAGGACGGAATCAACGCTACTCGACTGATGCTGGGCGTTGCTGAGATAGATACTGGCTGTGAAATGGGAATTGAAGGCTGTAGGGCGTATCATAGGGAGTGGGATGATGAACGAAAGCGGTTTCGTGATCAACCAGAGCATGATTGGGCGTCTGATATAGCTGATGCCATGCGTTATTTGGCGATTGCATGGTCACGGGATAAACTACCCCCTGAAAAACAGGAAGCGCGGTATGCACAAGACCGAACTTTCAACGAAATGTTAGCGTTTAACAAGAAGCGGAGGACGGCAAATGAGCAATGACGTAAGTGTAGCCCCAGAGTGGGTTAGCAAGCAGGTTGACGTATCAGATAACACGACTAGCGTATATTCCGGCGCATGTCTTGTCAGAATGGCGAAAGTAACGGTGGTTTTGTCCGCCCATGTCTGTCCGATATATGATGGTGCAGCCGCCGCCACAACGCTCATGGGTACTTTAGCGGCTTCTGCTGCTGTTGGTACAACTGAGGACTTTGGTGACGTTAGATTTGAAAATGGCATTTATGTTGATCCAAATGACTCTGGTACGGGTACATTCTGGATCAGTTACTCGCCTATCTAATGGTTAGAGAGTGGAAATACAGGGTTCTGGCTATCTCAGGTAGCGGAACGACCACAATCAACGACGTTCCGACGCTATTATTGGGCGTTTATGTGAATATCGGGTCAGGTGGTGCGCGAATACACCTTCTTGACGACGCAAGCATTGTCTACCGCATTCCAGCTAATTCAACTGACGGTGATTGCTATGCACCAGGACGTGACGTTGGCGTGAGGTTTGAGACTTCATTGGTCGTTGGTCACAACTCCAGTAGTGGTGAGATTGTACTTCAGTATGATGATCTGGAGCGTTCATGAGTATTGAACGTAATACAGATATTGCTGTCACCTCAACGGTAGGGCTTACCAACACCGAGTTAAGGGCCGCATTTGATTTATATCTGGAGACTAATTAATGCAGGAAATAATGACCTTTGAACGTCCAACTAGAGTAATCATGCACTTTAAGGAGGACGAAGTATTCTCTGCACAGCATGGCTCTCGTTTGGTTCACTATCAGGTGGAAATCGACACAAGTCCAGAGAACTACAGTCCTGATAAACAGTTCATTCGCTTTGATCACGGCTCGTCCGAAGTACATGGCTGGGTAAATGTCGAGAGCGTTGTCATTGATACTGTATTAGAATCCTTCTCAGAACAGAAAGATGAATGGTTGAGGGCAGCAAATGGCTGACGAAATGATCGAGAAAAGTGACGATACCGACGCATCTCGCTGGAGTAAGGAAATTGAGCTTGCCCTGAAACGGGATAAAGAGTGGATAGCTGAGGCTGAAGTTGCCAACAAAACCTACCGCAATGACAGGCGTGTAGGCAATACTGACCACAAAAAGAAGGATACGTTTAATATCCTATGGTCGAATGTGGAAACGATTAGACCCGCACTGTATTCAACAGTTCCCCGCCCTGACATACGCAGACGGTTTAAGGACGCTGACCCTATAGGCAAACACGTTTCTGAAATACTGGAACGTGCCTGTTCATTTACCTTGGAAGCCTCTAAATTCCACCCGCGCATGAAAGGCGCTACTCAAGACATGCTGCTTGCCGGTAGGGGCGTGACCAGAATCAAATACCTCCCGACAACCAAAATGGTGCTTGGTGAGGACGGCGAAGAACATGAGGAAGTTGTCAATGAGGAAGTAGGTTATTCACCGGTTCAGTGGGACGAAATACTCTTAGGGCCAGGTGATACGTGGGAGGAAATTCCGTGGATAGCCTTTGAACACATGCTCAAGAAGGCCCAGATTAAGAAATTATCCCCCGAATTTGCCGATAAGCTCAATTATGACGTTGCAGAGGGCAAGTCCGAGAAAGAAAAGAACGAGGAAGCCAGAGTATTCAAACGGGCGAAAGTCTGGGAAATATGGGATAAGGACGGAAATCAAGTCCTATGGCTGGCCGATTCCTTCAAGGACGACTTTATCAAGGTGGCTGATGACCCCCTGAATCTGCAAGATTTCTGGCCGATACCCAAACCCTGTTATTCGATTGAATCAACAACCTCAATGGTTCCTATCACCGATTTCTCCCAGTATGAGACATTGGCGAACAATCTTGAGGACGTTACCAACCGAATGTCGCGCATTACCAAGGCGCTCAGAGTCCGTGGTATATACGACTCGACTATGGCCGAAATGGATAAACTGTTTAGCGCCACTGATAACGACATGATTCCGGCTGAAAACCTGTCCAGACTGATCGAAAAAGGCGGTATAGACAAAGCAATCTGGATGCTGCCTATAACAACGCTGGCTGAAGTGCTTTTACAGCTAAGACAGTATCGTACTGACACAATCACTCAAGTATACGAATTGACAGGCATTTCGGACATTATTCGTGGTCAATCCAATCCTAATGAAACACTGGGCGCACAGCAGATTAAGGCTGATTTTGGCTCACAGAGGCTTCAGGATCGACAGCGCGAGATTCAGCGATATGCTAGAGACTTAATCAGAATGACGGTTGAGATTATTGGTGAGAACTTCTCACCTGAAACGCTCATGAAAATGACCGGCCTGAAGTATCCAACCCAGCAGGAAAAGCAGCAAGCTCAAATGCAGCTTGAAGCCATGAAGCAGCAGGGACAACAGCCACAACAACCCCCTCAACCACCCGCAGAGCTTATGGAAATGCTGAGTAAGCCAACGTGGGAGGAATTGAAAGCGGTTATGGGTAACGACGTTCTCAGAGCCTACCGCATAGATATTGAGACTGATTCAACGATTCAGGCTGATCAAACCGCTAATCAGGAGGCATTGACCCAGTTAATGCAGGGTGTAGGGCCGCTAACACAGGGACTACAGCCAATGGTTGAGCAGGGTGTAATGACTAAACCTGCGGCCAAGAAATTCCTCGTTTCGGTTATGCGTAAGTTCAAGCTGGGGCGTGAGGTTGAGGACGCCATGATGGAGGAAGGCCCACCAGAGCCTAAGCCAGAGGAGCAAGCTGAACAGCAGAAACAACAAGCCGAACAGCAAAAGCAGCAAGCTGATCAACAAATGAAGCAAGCTGAAATGCAAGCCAATATGCAGAAGCTACAGGCTGAAGGTCAGGCTAAACAGGCTGAAATGCAAATGGATATGCAGAAAATGCAAATGGAAATGCAGCAGTCGAAAGCTGATCACCAAGCGACTATGGCTGAAATTCAAATGAAAATGGAGTCTGATAAGGCAAAGTTTCAGTTTGAAATGCGTAAACTACAGGCACAACCATTAAGGAGCGCAGGAAATGCCAGTTAAACAGACGCCAAGGAATGAGAAATTCCTGCTAAACCGGCTGAAAGCCATGTATGGCGACGACTTTGATCCGATTGTACGCATGGCGGCAAATGCCGACCGACTACAGAAAATAGCTGACGACGCCCCCGACGACGCAAATGCACAGGTTGACGTTAATAAGGAGTGGGAGCGCATGGCGCAGTTCACCCACCCGAAGCTCAAGTCTATCGAGCATATTGCCGAGGACGGATTCTTTGAAGTCCACGTTCATAGGGGCAAAGATTGAGCGTTGTACAGTTAAATGCCCCGCTTCATGAGCGTTGCAGGGAATTGGAAGCTGAACTACTGGCGCTTGGATTCACAGAAGGATCGCTGCTTGATCACCCGAAAGAGGATATAACGGCAGACGCTTTACGGTTCCTGATTGCGGCTATGACACTTATGATTGAAAGGAAAACGGCAGACCCTTTGTATGAGGCTGCTATTACTGTCAGAGAACCCTTGTCACTTAAAACATTGGCAAGAAAGGTTCTGGAGCGCAACAGAAAATGAGCAAAGGCAGTAATCCACGGCCATTTTCGGTCAAACAAGAGAAGTTTGGCGATAACTGGGATCAGGCTTTTGGTGAGAAAGAGCAGGTAGAGACTATGCGCTACTTGACCGACCCAGAAACAGGCAAATTAATCCCCGAATATATGTGGGATCAGTACGATATGCGCCCACCACCCCCACCCAAATCCCACTTCATACACAGGGATTATCAGGACTATGCAAGTCCGATCACTGGCGAGATTATCTCAGGCAGACGGCAACACCGTTATGACCTTGAGCGCAACGGGTGTCGTGTATCCGAAGGGCAAGAATCCGAACACCGTGCGGCTAATGCACATTTAGCGCATGAGGATAAGAAGTTAGACCAAAAACTTGATAAGTCAATGGCAGAAACGCTAAACGACATTAAGTATCAAAATAACCCTCCACCGGAAACGGATAAAGCGGGGAACGCCAAAATGTCATGGACATTCGGCAAGGACTAGGAGAACACTATGTCTGAAGTACAAACCCTCGACGAGTCAATGGAGGAAACGCTGAGTGAAATCAGAGCCTCAGAAGCGGAGGAAATTGAGGAAGTTGAAGCGGAACCGACGATTGAGGAAACGCCGAGCGAGGAAACGCCGGCAGATGAAGGGCCAGCCCGTGATGAAAAAGGCCAGTTTGCCGAGAAAGACCCAGAATCCGAGGGCGTAGAACAGCCTGAAATCGTAGTTGCTGAGAATCTACTTGACGACGACGGCAATGAAATTAAAGAATATGTGAATCCACCGAGTACCTGGCGCGCATTAGCCAAATCGACATGGAATGAACTTTCTCCGACGCATAGGGCTGAAATACACAAACGAGAGCAGGATTCCATGCGTGGTGTGGAAATGCTCAAAGAGGACGCTAATTACGGACGCCAGATAAACTCCGTTGTAGCCCCTTATATGCCCACAATCAACGCCAGAGGCAGTAATCCGACGGAAGCGATCGGCACAATGTTGAACGCTTATTACGTCTTAGAGACTGCCGCACCACAGCAAAAAGCGCAGCAATTGTGGGAAACAGCAAAACAGTATGGCGTTGTTAACGAAATGGTGGCATTATATACCAATCGACAATCGGTTCAGTCCCAAGGTTTAACCCAACAGGACGTGGATCGGACTGTGGATCGGACTGTAAATGAGCGATTGGCGGCAGCGCGACAACAGGCGACCGAGCAATTAGTCGTTAATGAAGTACAGCAGTTTGAAACTGCAATGAATGCGGATGGAACCCTGAAGCATCCTTACTTTGAAAACGTAAGGCAGCAGATGGCTTCCATTGTAGAAGCGGAGGGGGTAGACCTCGAAACCGCTTATGAACGCGAAATATGGGCGAATCCTAAGATCAGGCCGATTTTGATGAGCGAACAGGCTCACTCAGATTCAGCCAAACGTCAGGATCAAGCAACAGCGCATGTGGAAAAGGCTAAGAAGGCTCTGGATAACAATCTTGAGCGTAGTGGCTCCCACAGCGTTAGACAGCCAACCCCCACTGGAAGCGTTGACGACACTATGGCCGAGACTATGGCAGAAATTAAGGCGCGGTCATAATCAATTAACTTTTTTGTGAGGAAAGAAAATGGCTTCTCCAAACAGTACATTTACGGAACTGGTCACGACCACTTACCGTAAGCACAAAGCGGAGTTTGCTGATAACGTCACGAACAACAACGCCCTGCTCATGCAAATGAACAGAAAAGGCCGTAAGAAGGTTGAGGACGGTGGATTAACACTCGTTGAGGAACTTGATTACGCAGAGAATGGTACATGGCAGCGATATAGCGGCTATGACGCTCTGGATATTAGTGCAAGTGATGTGCTGTCAGCAGCAGAATACAACTGGAAACAAGCAGCGGTACATATAACTGCATCTGGTCGTGAACTGCGAATTAACTCCGGTGATCGACAAATCACGAATCTCGCCAAATCCCGTCTGAAAAACGGTATGCGAACCTTCAAGAACAACATTTCGTCTGATATTTACTCTGACGGAACTGCCTCTAATCAGATCGGTGGCCTTCAAGCCCTGATTCCTGATACTGCTGGCGGTACTGTAGGCGGCATTGCTTCAGCTACCTTCACGTTCTGGAAGAACACGGTACAGGACGCTTCAAGTCCTCTATCTGGTTCAGCAATCACGCTTTCGACTAGCACGTTTGAAAATCCCTTCATGCTTCAGCTTTGGCTGGAACTTGTACGAGGGAATGACAAGCCTGATTTGGTTGTTCTATCCAACGATTACTTCACTTTCTTTGAAGGGTCGCAAACTTCTATTAAGCGATACACCACCGATACTGACAAGTCTACGGACTCAGCCAGCGCCGGCTTTGTTTCACTGAAGTACAAGACTGCTGACGTTATCTTTGACGGTGGATCAGGTATCTCAGCCGCCCACGGGTATATGGTCAATACGGATTATCTCAATCTGTGCTGCCACCGCGATGCTGAAATGACTGAAGTTGAGGAACAGAGAGCAATTAACCAGGACGCAGTAGTTATCCCGATTATCTGGATGGGCAACTTAACCTGCTCAAACCGATCTTTACAAGGTGTAATGCACGCATAGGAGTATCAAATGACGCATTTAATAGGCGTAAAGCTAACCTCAAATGATTCCTCTGCCGCATTCGCAGAAGGTACTGTTTATACGGCTTCCAATGGGAAAAAGTATAAATATGTAAAAGTTCTCAATGAAACTGCAACTGTTGCCGGCGCTGCTGGCGATGTTGTTGGTTACTTGGGATCACCTGGAGCGACTGAAAACAATACCGTTGTTACTGATAACAGTGACGCAGCCACAAAGCCCGTAGGGGCTGGTGTACTGCAAGTCACTGTTGCTGGTGCAACTGGTACTGCGGAGTATGTTTGGGTGTTGGTTCAAGGGCCATTCACAGCAACTCAGAATTTGGCGGGTACTCCTGCTGATGGTGATGCGCTGTATTTGTCCACAACCGACCTTACTTTAACCGTGGCTGCGGCTGTAGACGATCCCGTTTGCGCTTATGCCATTGACGATTCTGCTGATAAGTGTATGGCAGCTTTCGCACATTAAAGTAAACCGCTAAAGAGAAGGGGTGTAGTATACTTTGCTACGCCCCTTTTTTATGAATGATCCACGTGGATCATATCAAACGCAATAACGGCAAAAACGCCATAGCGAGGAAAATATGTCTAGTAACCTAGCAAGTAGTTATACAGCATCAGATGCAGAGAGAGCCGGGAAAAAACCAGACGCATTCAGGGAGGACGACCCACCCTCATTGCGATTTGAGCATGGAACCGCCGAGGATCGGCAGGAGTCCATAAAGCAGGGTAGAACCGTATATGTGCCGACTATTGAGGTTCATATTCGCGCCCACGGGGATATTAAGTGTGAAGTCCCGTATATTGCTGAAGGCTGGGCATTTGAGACAAGAGAGATTGAGAAAGAAGTTCAGCGCCCTGTTTACCGCACTGTTGAAAAGAATGGTGAGTGGGTTGAGGAACAGGTCATGATTACTGACACTGTTCAGGACGCATATCAATTTCGTGTTGCTACTACGCCGTGGGGGGATCAGCTTAAAGAGCGATTACACCACAAGCGTATATCCCAGAGTTACTATGATTACTGCATGTCAGCACTGGCGAGATTCAAAGAAGGTTCTGAAATGCCTGTTGAGGGTACACCGATTGTTGGGTGGAATCAGATCAACATGGCTATGCAGAAAAACGCCGTAGACCTTGGAATTAACACGATTGAGCTTGCGGCTGAAATGACCGACGAGGCTATGGATGCGCTTGGCATGGGAGCGAGGGACGTTAAGAAAAAGGCGATTGCTTATATTTCGGCTTCTGACGGCCAGATTTCAGGTGCTAAGTTGGTTGCCTTGGAATCCGAGAATGAGCGTACGCGCGCACAAAATGATACACTAGCGGCTAAAATCGCTGATCTTGAGCAACGTATTCAAGACGGCGAAAAGCCAAAACGACGAGGCAGACCGCCAAAGGCTCCAGAGCCAGAGGTGTCTGAAAGTGCATAATGTCCTTATTAACAATGGTTCAAAAGGTTTGCCGTAGGGTTGGCATAGCCGTCCCCAACTTGGTTGTCGATAATACTGACGTACAAATAATTCAACTTTTGGCGTTAGCCGACGAGGAAGGCGAGGACTTAGAAACTCGTTGCCATTGGAGGGCGCAGGTTAGAGATACGACCTTCACGATTGTCGGTACTGCTAATCAGGGTGCAATCGACGGGACAGTGGTCAGTGACGGTGATTTCGACCACTTTATCAATGATTCGATCTGGAACCGCACCACCTCATTACCGATAACTGGCCCTCTGAATGATATGGAGTGGCAAACACTTCAAGCCTTCCCAGTGACCGGCCATTACCAACAGTGGCAGGAGCGTGAGGGTAATTTCTATATTGACCCAACCCCGACTGCTGGTGAGACAATGGGGTTTTCCTATGTCTCTACTTCCTGGTGTCAGAGTTCAGGTGGTGTGGGTCGGGCAGCGTGGGCGGCTGACAACGATACCGGTCTATTGGACGAGTCCTTAATGGGTCTTGGTCTACGCTGGCGCTGGTTGAAAACGAAGGGTTTGGAATATGCAGAGGATTTTGCGACTTATGAGCGTAGAGTTATGGACGCAATGGCCCGTGACGGTTCCAAGCCAATGTTAAGTCTTGAGTCCAGAGATAGAGATTACCGTCAAGCTGGTGTGATTATCCCGATTGGTAGCTGGGATTTATGAGAACCCCCGCTTTCCGCAAGAGAGCCAGAGGGCGTGAGATTTCCCGCACTCACTCTGTTTCCGCACCGGTCAAAGGCTGGAACGCCAAAGATTCCCTTGCTGATATGAAGGAGGGTTATGCCGCTGAAACTGATAATTGGTTCGGCAATACCACTGACGTAAGGGTTCGCAAGGGCTATTCGGAGCATGTAACGGGTGTAGGGGCGCAAGTTGAATCCCTAATGCCGTATAACGCGCAGGGTGGTACACAGACCCTCTTTGCTGCGGCAAATGACTCGTTTTACAATGTCACAAGTGCTGGAGCCGTTGGTGCTGCTGTTGTTGGATCATTGACGAATGCCCGTTGGCAGTACGTTAATTTCACCAATTCCGCTGGAAACTCCTATTTATGCTGCTTTAACGGTACTGACGCACCGAGATACTGGGATAATTCCAACTGGATAACGATTACCGACGCTTCTACCCCTGCTATTACGGGGGTAACTACCACTGATATTGTAAATGCCACGATATTCAAGCGGCGTATGTATCTCATATTGAACAACTCGCTCTCGCTCTATTACCTGCCGGTTGATTCGGTTGGTGGAGCGACGGCTAGAACTCGATTAGACGGCTATTTCTCCAAAGGTGGGTATTTGGTTGCCGCCGAGACATGGACATTAGACGCTGGTGAAGGCTCAGACGATCATTTGGTCGTTGTCTCCAGTGAAGGCCAAGTAGCTGTGTTCAAAGGTACAAATCCTTCCTCCACGAACTCATGGGGGTTGATTGGTATCTGGAACATTGGCGAACCGATAGGCTCAAGGTGCTTGATTAAGTACGCTGGTGACATACTAATCCTTACAGTTCAAGGGGTCTTTCCGCTATCTGGGGCGCTACAGTCCTCGCAGACTAACCCACAGGTTGCCTTGACCGACATGATTTCAACGGCATTTACTGACGCAAGTGTTAATTACCGCAGTAATTATGGCTGGAATATGACCTTCTTCCCGCAGGGTAATCAGGTATTGGTTAATGTGCCGGTTAGTGAGGGATCGGAGCAGGAGCAGTACGTCATGAACACGCTGAATGGTGCGTGGTGGCGATTTACCGAGATCGAGGCTAATTGCTGGGCAATATCGAATGAGAAAATGTACTTTGGCGGTGACGGTGTTGTGGGTCATTTTGGTGAGTTATTCGCTGATAAAGGTCTGAACATAGACGCGCAGTTAAAACAGGCATTCACTTATTTAGGGGCAAAGGGCCGGTTGAAGCAGGTTAATTCTGTCAGACCCAACTTCTTGTCCAATGGTACTCCAGCAGTTTATATGGGTGTTGCTGTTGATTTTGGCGACGAACAGGGTCAGGCAGCACTGACATTCACCCCCTCCCCGCATGGTTTGTGGGACGCAGCACTATGGGACGGGGCGACATGGGGCGGTGACGTGAGTGCGTTCAATGATTGGCAGACCGTTAATGCAGTAGGGACAGCCCTCGCATTACAGTTGAGAACCATTAGTAATGGATTGGACGTAAGATATACCGCTTCTGACTATTTATACGAATATGGAGGAGTAATTGGTTAGTTTTGTGCCATTAGAACGCGCGCATTTGGACTATATGGGCGAGGCAAGACCGAATTTATGCGAGGATACGAGAGGAATAACGGCATTAAACAACGAAGGAATACCGGAAGCAGTATGCGTTTTCGATAGTTGGTCGTATAATAGCTGTATTATTCATATATGGATAGGAAACCCGTTTGTTTTGCGTCATGGTTTCGCAGAGGAGGTCTTTAAGTTTGCCTTCAGTGAGGAATCAGGTAGGACGAAAATCATCGGAATCACGCCTTCTGACAACCAAAAGGCACTGAAGTTTATCAAGAACATTGGTTTTTATGAGATTGGTAAAATTCAAGACGGTTTTAAGGTTGGTGTAGATTACGTTCTCACCGAAATGACAAAAGACAAGTGCAAGTATTTCAATAGGAATGCGGCATAGGAGTTTCATAAATGGGCAAAAAATCGGCCCCACCAGCACCCGACTATTCGGGGGCTGCAAAGGAACAAGGTGAAGCTAATAGGCAAGCTGCCTACCAAACGGCCGTTCTGTCGAACCCCAATATAGTCACCCCGTATGGCACCCAGACAACAACGTGGGGGCCGCAAGGTCAAGGCGCTGCATTCCCGACTGATCCAGACGCTCCAGCACCCGATACGTCAAACATATTCAATGCTCAAGCCTATCTTGCAGCACGTCCTGACGCTGCCGCGCAGCAAGGTAATTGGGCGCCAGGCTATACCGCATACAACCATTATTTAGACGCTGGAGCCGCAGAAGGCGGATTTAACACCCCTGGTTTTGCCGCTGGAATGGTACAACCTGGCATGGGTGGATACGGCGGTGGATACGGCGGTGGATATGGTGGTGGTGGATATGGCGGTTATGGCGGCAGCGGTGGCTATGGGAGTACCTCTGGATATGGTGGCACAGCCGGAATCCCGCAAGCCACGGTAGAGCAGACATTCTCGCCTACTGAGCAACAAAAGTTC